GTGCTGATTACCTAAACCCAGCTGCTGCTGTTGAACTATATGTTGGAACATCTGCTCCTTCTGCATTCTAATTTATACATTTATCGGGGACCTTCGGGTCCCTTTTTTTTTATCTATGGCTACCACAACAATACAACCCGATACCGAACTATCCGCAGTTAACTCAATCTTGGGTAGCATAGGTCAATCACCCTTGACTACGCTTAATTACAACAACCCTGAAACAGCTTTTGTTTATAACTTATTAGTAGAAGCAAACAAGGACGTTCAAGGTGAAGGATGGCATTTTAATACTGAGGATCATATACTTGTTACCCCAGATGCAACAACAAAATATATAGAAGTCCCTAGTAATTATCTACGTTATGACATACATGATGCACACATAGATAAGTCTAGAGATTTAGTAAAAAGAAATGGAAGACTATACGACAAGGTAAATCACACAGATCAATTTGAAGATGATCTTTACCTAGACGTTGTTTCTCTCTATCCATTTGAAGACGTACCACCAATATTTCAGAGATACATAATTTCTAAAGCTGCTGTTCGTGCAGCTACACAGCTTGTTGCCAATAGAGAATTGGCTGCACTTTTACAAGTACAGGAGCAAGCTGCTAGGGCAAATGTTCTCGAATATGAATGTAATCAAGGTGATCACTCCTTTATGGGCTGGCCGCATGAAACATCATATAGACCTTATCAACCTTACAGAGCACTACAAAGATAATGGCAAGTGTTACTCAAACAATACCTACACTGACTGGTGGTTTATCTCAACAGCCAGATGAACTCAAGATTCCTGGACAGGTTAGTGTCGCAAATAATGTTATCCCTGACGTAACACATGGTTTACTAAAGCGTCCAGGAGGGAAGCTGGTTGGATCACTTAGTGATAATGGAACTGCTGGTTTAAACTCACAGGCTAACGGTAAATGGTTTTCATATTATCGTGATGAATCAGAAAGTTATGTAGGTCAGATCTCTAGATCAGGCGATATAAATATGTGGAGATGTAGTGACGGTGCAGCAATGACAGTTACCTACGACTCTGGAACTGCTACTGCATTAGTTAACTATTTAACTCATACTGATGACGAAGATATACAGACTTTAACTCTTAATGACTACACCTTTATAACTAACAGAACTAAGACAGTATCAATGTCTACGACTATTGAGCCTGTTAGACCTCCTGAAGTGTTTATAGATTTGAGAGCTACAGCTTATGCAAGACAGTATGCGGTTAATTTATTTGATAACTTAAATACCACAACTATTACAACAGTTACAAGAATTAGTGTTGATCTAGTTAAGTCAAGTAATAACTATTGCCATACTGATGGTTCACTTCGCAGTCGAGCAAATAGAATAACTGATAATACTAGATGTGATGACACAGCTGGAGATGGTAGAGACGCATATGCACCAAACGTAGGAACTAGAATATTTGATATTGATGATGGAGCTAGTCTTACAGATGAAGCTTTATCTGGAAATCATACTTACACAATTGATGTAAAAGCTTCAAATGGTAGTTCAGTAAATAGAGGTAAGAATCTTTATTTTAGAATTAGAACTGTAGGTCAATCAGTTCCATTTACAACTGGTTCTGGAGAAACCCAAACAACAACATATCAAGCTAGATACACAACTACTTTCGATCTTTTATATGGTGGTGAAGGATGGCAACAGGGTGATTATTTCTATGTATGGATGAGAGATGGTTACTACAAAGTTACTGTAGAAGCTATTAGTACAACAAATATACAAGCTAATTTAGGATTAGTAAGACCAAACCCAACACCATTTGATACTGAAACAGCAGTAACTGCTTCAAGTATTATTGGTGATATAAGAAGAGGAATATTAGGTACTAGCTATGGAGGAGTAAATAGCTTATATCAATTTAGAGATGACGCAGCTAATGGATATGAAGTTAAACAGATAGGTAATGGTTTATATATAACCAGACCAACTGCACAAGGTACATTCAACATAACTGCACCTTCAAGTGACTTACTTAAAGTAATGTCTAATCAGGTTAAGAACGTGGATGATTTACCATCCCAATGTAAGCATGGTTATGTCGTAAAGGTAGCTAATAGTGAAGCTGATGCTGACGACTATTACGTTAAATTCTTCGGTCATAATGATAGAGATGGAGACGGAGTATGGGAAGAGTGTGCAGAACCTGGCAGAAATATTGAGTTTAATAAAGCTACTATGCCTATCCAATTGGTTAGACAGGCTAATGGTACATTTACTATTTCACAAGCTACTTGGGAAAATGCTGAAGTTGGTGATTCTTTAACCAATCCAAACCCATCATTTGTAGGAAATAAAATTAATCAATTAGTTTTCTTTAGAAACAGATTAGTTTTCTTAAGTGATGAAAACGTAATCATGTCAAGACCTGGCGAGTTTTTTAACTTCTGGTCTAAGACTGCTACAACATTCACACCTCAAGACGTTATAGATCTTTCATGTAGTTCTGAATATCCAGCAATTGTTTATGACGGTATTCAAGTTAATGCTGGCTTATTGTTATTTACTAAGAATCAGCAATTTATGCTGACTACAGATAGTGATATTTTAAGTCCAGAAACTGCAAAATTAAATGCAGTAGCTTCTTATAACTTTAACGAAAAAACTAATCCTGTATCTCTAGGTACAACAGTTGCATTCCTTGATAATGCTAATGCATTTTCACGATTCTTTGAAATGTCTAATGTTGTCAGACAGGGTGAACCAGATGTAGTTGATCAAAGTAAAGTTATCTCAAGACTATTAGATAAAGATATAAGTATCGTTTCAGTATCTAGAGAAAACTCAGTCGTATTTTTTAGTCAAAAAAATTCTGATACTATTTATTGTTTTAGATATTTTACTACTGGAGATAAAAGATTATTACAGGCTTGGACTACTTGGAAAGTAACAGGAAATATTCAATATCACTGCATGTTAGATGATGCTTTAGTTGTTATTACTCGAAATAATAATAAAGATCAGATGATTAAATATTCTCTAAAGCTAGATGATAATGGACATTTTGTAACTGATACGCAAGATACTGTCAGCACCGATGATGATGTCATTTATAGAGTTCATCTAGATCATGCATCTTCTGTTACAGCAGCTGCCAATACCTACAACTCTACAACTATAAAAACTACAATTCCAAAACCTAATGGTTATGAAAGTACTGAACAATTAGTTGCTTATGACACTGATGCTGGAAATGATTTAGGTAGATATGCATTAGTAACTGTCAATGGTTCTAATCTAGAAATAGCTGGAGACTGGTCTAATAATACTTTTGTTATAGGTTATCTCTATGAAATGGATGTACAGATTCCAACTTTCTATACAACCCAACAAATAGGCGATAAGTACAGATCTGATAATAAAGCATCATTAATTATTCACAGAGTTAAATTTAGTTTTGGACCTCTTGGAGTGTATTCAACAACGATACAGAGAGGAGGCAAACCAGATTACACTGAAACGAAAGAATTAGGATTAGCTGGATTTGTAGGTGCTAATAGATTACCTATTGTTTCTGAAGTAGTAGAGACAGTTCCTTGTTATGAGAGAAATACAAACTTAAAAGTAAACGTTAAATCATCACATCCCGCACCAGCCACATTGTATTCATTGGCATGGGAAGGAGATTATTCAAATAGATTCTATAAACGTGTCTAAATTTATTCACCCAGTTACAAAGGAAGCTGCATTAACTGTGGCTTCCAATCTTTTACCAGATGACCGTAGGGAAGTTGAAGAGGGTCATGGACATGATCCTGTTAAGATAATTCCACTTTGTGCCGCGTATGGCGATAGTGTTTATTTTACAGTTCCCAATGGCGACTTAGCCGGAGTAGCCGGTGTACAAGAAGATGGCAGAATCTGGATGCTATGTACACCAGCTATTCATAAGTACCCACTAACTTTTGCAAGAGAAGCTAAAAGATATGTGGAAAGTAGACAAGAGAAGTTGCTTTGGAACATCGTTGATAAACGAAACAAAGTTCATATAAAACTACTCAGATTCCTTGGGTTCAAATTTTTAAGGGAATTAAAACACGGACCTAATAATTTATCCTTCATGGAGTTTTGCCGTGTGTTTAGGTAGTGCAGCTAAGACTGCTAATGAAAATGCTCGTAGAAGATATAAATACGAGAACGAAAGAAGAGAGCGTAGGTGGATGCAAACAATATCCATTTATAATGCTCAAAAAGTTAAATACGAAGAAGATGTACAAAATGTTGGTCTAGGAGAAGCGCAAGCTATAGTTGACCAGCAAGAGCAGATGGATCTCGCTAGAGGTGAAGCTCAATTAAAGTACGAAGAATTATTTAGAAATTTACTTAAAGATAGTACTTACGGAAAATTAGTAGCTGCTGGTCAGACCGGTCAATCTACTAGAAGAAGAGGGACTATGGACTATGCAAAGTATGGTCGAGATGTCAGTGATATTGCAAGAAAATTAACTCTGAATGACAGAGAACTTGCACGTAAGACATCTAAACAACTAGCTGCATATAAACAATTTAAAGATCAAGCATTTGCCAAAGTGGCATTTAAGCCAATCCCAGATGTTGCACCTCCACAACCAGTTATGCGTAACGTTGGAGCTGAAGCGTTTATGGGAGCATTATCCATTGCTTCTAACGTTGCAACTATGGGTGGCAGTTCAGGATTTAATTGGTGGGGATAAATGACAAACAGTTTTTTTAATTTCACAGAATCTCCTGATTATGGGACTACCCTTGCTCAGTCATATGAGTCTGTCAATCAAAGTTATGACAGGCGTGAAGAGCTAGAACGAGAGAATGATGCAACTCGTTTAAAAAATGCAGAAACATTAGAGAAATTACCTGGCGAGATTATTGAGTCACTGCCTACAGTTAAGAAAGCAGTTGATGCAATCAATAAGAAAAGAAGAGAAGCTCTTTTAGCTAAAGGTTACGATGGTATTGATGAGGATCTTTTAAATAAAGATAAGGAAACTTTAAATACACTTTTTAATATTGGTAAGGCTGAAAACTTTATTAAAAATGAAGCTTTAAAAAATGGTGATAATGTCACCTATGAAACGATAGATCTTAGCGGTCCTCATGGAACAAGAAGGCGACTTCTTATGTTGGAGGAAATTAAACAAAGACTTGCAACTGAATTTAATCCTTGGGTTACAAAAAATTATCCAGCTGGATTTAATAATGTTAATGAAGCAAGATTAGCTTTTGATAGATATAAACAAGGTATTCTTAACAATGCTGATGAACTTGGTTTTAATTTAAGGTTTACTAAAAATCAATTAAAAGACACCTTTAATACTGTCGAATCTACATTCTACGAAACTACAAATACAGCAGTAACTTCTAAAAATGTTCTTAAGGAACAGAGCAGAATGATTGATGAAGTTACTAAGGCTTTAAATAGTGAAAATCCCTTACAAGCTTTTATAGAAGCATCAGAATATAATATTGGTTACTTTGAGGGCAACATAGCCAAGGCTGAAAGAGCATTCATAAACATAGGTCTTATGGGTATGAAGAAAGGTGTCATTAATATTGATAAATTTGAAAGTGTTTTATTTGGAGAAATAACAGCTAAAGGTGATAAGACAAAAATACTTATAGATAAATTAGGTGGAGGAACGGAAAATAGTTTATGGGCTGAAAGTGTTCTTAATGAAATAGAGAATGCCAAGAAAGGTGTATTTGAAAACAAAGAAAGAAATAAAGATAACTATGCAAAAGGTTTTGTAGAAAAAATACAGGAAGAGGAAAACAAAACTGGAACTCGTATGACTAAACTTGAGTTGGCACAATACATGACTGAAAATTGGGACATAACTCAAGGTGGAAGTAACCTTCCTGAATTTGTTAAAAATAGATTTGCCAAAGAAACAGGTGACGATATTCTTATCAAAGCAGAATTAGATTACAAACTTGATAAAGGAATACCTATTACAGAAAAAGAAGTACTTAAACTAAGTGATCCATTTCTTGAAGCACAGTACTTACCTAAAGTTAAAACTGGTAATCCACTAGCACCATCTAAAGATTTTCAAAATCTTGCTAAGAATCAAATTAAAGGTTATGCAACCACACATGCAAAACAGGGAGGTGTTGCTGTAGGTAGAGAATCTAAACAATGGAATAACATTGTTGAAAATGCTGAACGTGAATATCCATTATTGTTCGCTAAACATATGAAGACAGCGGATAGCGCAGTAGATGCACATATTCTTGCTTTACAGGAAATTGAGAAAAAAACAAATGCTAAACATTACGACCACTTATATGTAAATGAAGATAAAAATGAAGAAAGAAATGTAAACCTTATTGCAGCTGAAGAGCATATAAAAACAATAAATCCAAACATAATGAATGAAGGTATTATTTTTGGTTCTGAAAGTATTCTTGAGGAAGCTGCTGAGTTACATAAAACTGGTAAAACACACTTATTTTATGAACAACTCGCTAGTAGTATTCCTGGCGTAATTGGAGCTGATATTCAATATAAACAAATAGAAATATATAACAAGATGAATAAGTTAGAAAAACCAATTAAGTCTGAACTTTTACTAGCTTATGAAAAACTAAGTCCTTCAGTACGATTTCTCCTGTCACATCACCCCTCTCCAGCAAAAGTAGTTAGAGCAAAGATTGAAGCATTTAAAGATGATGCAAAGATTGACTTTGATGAGATTGATACTTTATTACCAAAGGCTAAGGAAGTTATAGAGAAAAGGATTGAAGAAGAGGGTCGTGGTGCATTCCTGAGCGAAGTGGGTACTGATGAGTTCTTAAAACTTGATGAAGAAACTCAAGAATTAATAATGCCTACACCACAACTTGGAGCATATGAACGGGCTGAACCTGTTGAAGGTAATTGGCAAAAGATACCTAATCAAATAGGTTATTACGTTTATAAGAATGGAGAATGGCAAAAGTCAGGACAGAGAGGCAAAAATAAACTTGAATATAAAGATTTGATTGATAATTATAGAGATATTGATGGTTACTTTAAACCAACATTTAAAGCTGACTCAGGTAATCCAGAACTTGGCGCATGGAAAAAAATTCCTAATGCTATAGGATACTTTGTTTGGGACGGTAAAGAATGGGTTAGAAGTGGACAGAAAGGAAGAGGAAATGAATTTGAAGGAGATATAGAAAATTTCAGAGATATTGATTTAGACGAAACAATTAAAAAAGTTAATTAAATTACTACGGTAATGCATTATGAGTTCTGATTATCAGATTGACATTGATGCTCAAGCTATACAGGATTCTGCACTTGAGTTCAATGAAATATATGAGGAGAATGAAAAGATTAAAGCTCAAAAAAGAGAGCAAGAACTTTTACTCCAACAACAACAGGAACAAGCTCAAGCTGAGTTTGATGATCCTAGAGAAAAAGAAGGTGGTGGCGGATTAAGAGGAATTTCTAAGGAAATCCGATCTGCTATAGGAGGAGGATTGCAAGATACTGCATCCTCTATTGTCACCCTACCTGAAAGAGCCATTGATATGTTCAGTGGTGAGATGGTAGAAGAACAACAAACAGATGAAGGTTACGGTGCAGAATGGGATGATTGGTTTGTAGATGATGCAAATCCAATTGAAACTAAGACATGGTGGGGAAGTGCTCTAAGGAGTCTTGTTCACTTTGGTTCTATGGCTGCTGCTATTATTCCAGCTGCAAAAGTAGCTGGTGTTTCAGCTGCAACTACAGCAGTAGGAAGTTTAGTAAGAGGTGCTGGAGTCGGTGCTGTATCTGATGTTATTTCTAAATATTCACAAGAAGACAACGGTCTAGGTATTTTAAGAGATCGTTTTAATTTTATAGATACACCAATATCAACTAAAGAACATGATCACCCTGCTATGAAGACATTGAAAAATGTTGTAGAAGGTATGGGTATTGGTGCGGTATTTGATGGTTTAGGTATAGCGTTAGGTAAAGGTTTAAGAAAAACAAAAATAAATAAAGCTGGACAAGAAGTTGTAGAAGATGGCGTTGAAGATGCTGTAAATAGAGCAACTGCTAGAGAAGCTAATGTCAATGCACAGATTGATGAGAAAGCTGTATTGCAAGCTCAATCAATGAGAGGACAATATGGTGGTTATAAAAACAAACCTATATCTGACCCATGGCAAGCATCTCCAAACTCCACTGGTAAACCAGCTGATGTCTTTTATCAGAAACAAAGAATAGATAATGACTGGGGTTCACAACATGGTTCTACTGATAGTCCATTTACACAACGTCAGATAGAAAATCTTTCTGAAAGTGCGGATATTGCAGAGAAAGAAATGGTAGAACTTATGAAGCCATTTATGTCAGATGCAAGAATCAAGGCGGAAATTGCTGCATTGAAAGAAGGTACATCATTAGCAGATAAATTTTATGAATCTATCAGAAGAGCACATGAGGTGATGTATGGAAGAGAGCGGTTAGAAGATATAGACCCAGATATGTTTGCTGCATTCGATGCACGAAGCGATACTATTCAAGGTGTAAAAGTCTGGCAAAATACTGATGCTATAGCTGCTGATTTTGTTATTGGCGCATTAATGAGAAAAGCTAGAGATCATGGTATTGCTGGAAGAGAATTATTTGATATTGCTGATTTAGCAGATGTAGATGGTCCTACTAGAGCTTTATATGACACTCTTGTTGGTGCAATAATTCAACGTAAAAAATCATCATATACTGCTGGTTTACACTTGAAGGGTTACGACATAAGAAATCCACAAACAAAAGTTGATATTAAAAACAAAGTAAATGCTGAGATAGAACAAACAAAACTTGCTTATCAAATAGCTTTTAAATATGCTGGCGACAATCCAGATGACAGTTTATTTAAAGCATATTATGAAGCTATCTCAATGAGTAATGACATTCATAACTTTGATGATTTTGATGCATTTATAAAGAGAAAGCTTAAAGGTGGAGAGTTAAACGGAGAAGTTAGAACTGGTGTGCTTATAAAAGAGCTACAGGGTGTAATGATCAATAGTGTTCTTAGTGGACCTAAAACTTCAGTAAGAGCAATTATGGGTACTGGAACTGCTACGTTCTTAAGACCTTTTTCACAAGTTATTGGTGCTACTATCACCGGAGATAAAACCACCCAAAGATCTGCTTTAGCAGCAATGAGTGGAATGATGGAAGCTATCCCCGAAGCTTGGAAAGTATTTAGTACTAAATTAAATGCTTACTGGTCAGGTGATATATCAACTATTAAAAGTAGATTTAATCAAGTAACCAAAGGTGATGAACAATGGGCAATGCTTGGCGACTGGATAGAAAATAGTGGTAAAGCAGATGCTGGAGATAGAGCTGCATATTATATGGCTAACATGGCTAGATCTTTAAATGACAATAAGTTTCTTACTTATTCAACAAAGATCATGGCTGCGACTGATGACACTTTTGGATTTATATTGGCTAGATCTAGAGCAAAAGAAAAGGCAATGCGCCTTGCTATGGATCAATTTAATAAAGGCAATATAACTGAAATAACTCCTGATCTTTTGAAGAATGCACAAGATAGATTTTATGCACAGATAACAGATGCTGACGGAAATATCACAGAAGCTGCAACTTTGTTTGCTAAGAAAGAAGCTACATTAACAACTGATTTAACTGGTTTTTCTAAAGGATTAAATAAAGTATTTGAATCAGCTCCATGGGCTAAACCATTCTTCTTGTTTGCAAGAACAGGTGTAAACGGTTTATCTCTAACTGCTAAACATACGCCAGGTTTCAATTTCTTAGTTAAAGAATGGAATGATATAGCTTTTGCTGATCCTAGTAACCTTGCTGGTTTACAAAGATACGGAATCGAAACAGCAGAAGACTTGGCTAATGCAAAGGCATTACAAGTTGGAAGATTAGCTATTGGTAGTTCTGTTATTTCTATGGCTGCACTTCACTTTATGAATGGTGGTCTTACTGGTAATGGACCAGCTGATAGACAGAAAAGACAGGCATGGATTGATGCTGGATATAAGCCAAGAACTATAACTATTGGCGGAGTACAAGTTAGTTACGATTCATTTGAACCATTTAACTTAATACTTTCAACTATTGCTGATGTTGGTGATTACAGCCAATTAATGGGAGAAGAGTGGACAGAAGATCAATTCCAAAAATTAGCATTAGTTGTTGCTCAAGGTATATCTAGTAAATCTTACTTAGCTGGTATTCAACAGTTTGTAGATTTATTTGGAGGTCAAGCTGGTTCATGGGAAAGGATTATTTCTGGATTAGTTAATAACCAAATACCTCTTTCTTCTTTAAGAAATGAATTAGGTAAAGTATTTAATCCTCATATGAAAGAATTAAATTCTGGAATTATTGAATCTATTAGAAACAGAAACTTAATATCAGAAGGTTTGGCTATTAACGAATTGCCTACTAAATACGACATGTTAAATGGAAGACCAATAAAAGATTGGGATTTTCCAACTCGTATGTTTAATGCATTTAGTCCTTTCTATATAAATCTAGATCAGAGTGAAGGTAGGAAACTTTTATTTAATAGTGGTTATGACTTAAGAATGTCAACCTACTCATCCCCAGATGGAATAGATCTTAGTGATAATGCACGTCTTAGATCTTTATACATGAAAGCTATAGGTGATCAAAACTTAGAAGCTAAATTAAATAAACTAGCTAAAAATCCAAAAGTTATTGCATCTATTCAAAAAATGCAAGCTGATTTAAGAGCTGGCAGAAAAGAGATGAATCCAAGAACAGCATATGTTCACAACAAAATGATTCATACATTATTTATGCAAGCCAGAAAAATAGCTTGGGCACAAGTACGTAATGATCCTGAAGCACTACAACTATATGCAGAAGACAAGAGAATCAATATACAGAATGAAACTTCATTAAACACAACAAGAAACTATACATACCAAAACGCAGAAACAACTAACGAAAGTTTATTACTGCCTTACAGATAATCCACTCGCCAACTTAATAACCAAACGTTTGTAAATACAAATGGCGACAACTGAACATTTTTATACGGGCAATAACTCCACAACGAGTTTTGCCTTTACATTTCCATATTTAGCAAATAGCGATGTCAAAGTAGAACTTGACAACGTTGTAAAAACTGAAAACTCAAGTGGTCAAACAAACAATGACTACACCATAAACAATACAAATATTGTCTTTAACACTGCGCCAGGATCTGGTGTAAGCGTACACATATATAGAAGTACCAACGTAGATACAGCACAGGCAACTTATGCTGCTGGATCATCTATACGTGCTGTTGACCTTAATAACAACCAAACACAGGTTTTATATTCTTCACAAGAGCGTGAAAATCAACTTATAAGAGAAACAGATTTAGCTGACTCAATAATAACTTCAGCAAAAATAGTTGATGGAGGTATTGCAACAGTAGATTTAGCAGACAGTCTGATAACAACTGCAAAGATTAATGCTGCCGCAGTTACTGGAGCTAAAATTGCAAATGATCAAATAAATTCTGAACACTATGTAGACGGAAGTATAGATGAACAACATATAGCAAACTCAGCAGTCACATCAAACAAGATTGCAGACAATGCAGTTACAACTACTGAAATACTTAACGGTGCAGTAACTACAGCTAAATTAGCAGCAGATGCTATTGACGGAACTAAACTAGCAGACAATGCAGTTGATTCTGAGCACTATACTGACGGATCTATTGATCGTGTACATTTAGAAGCAGATATAATAGACAGCACTAAATTAGCTGATAATGCAGTTAACTCAGAGCACTATGTAGACGGTTCTATAGACAGAGTACACCTAGAAGCTGACATTATAGATAGTACAAAACTAGCTGATGATGCTGTAAGAGCTGAACATATACAAGCTAATGCTGTTACTGATTCTGAAATAGCAACAGGTACATTAGATAACAGATATTTTACTGAAACTGAATTAACTGGTGGTGCTCTTGACGGTAGATACTTTACTGAAACAGAATCAGACGCTAGATACTTTAATATTAGTACTGGAGACACTATTAAAGATGGTGATACATTTCCAGATAACGATACAACTATTGCTACAACCGCAGCTATCAATGACAGGATTATTGACCTAGTTGATGATGTTGGTGGTTTTGTACCGATAGCTAACGAAACAAGTTTTCCTAATGCTAACCCTGATGTAAATAATGGTACTGGTACTCTTGTTAGTATCAAAGCTTTATCTCAGAACTTAACTTCTAATGGTTCTGGTCAGATATCTATAAGTAATGGAACTGTTGGTAACTCAACTGTAACGATTACTGGAGCAGCTAATAGCACAACATATGCTGCAACATTTGGAATGATAGTAGAAACAACTACTACACTTAACACTTATACATTCCATAGATTAGTACCAAAAGCAACAGAGGTAACAACAGTTGCTGGAAACGTAGGCAGTGTAAATACAGTTGCTGGAGCTATCAGTAATGTTAATGCTGTAGCTGGTAATGCATCGAATATAAATACAGTAGCTGGTATAAATGCAAACGTAACGACAGTAGCTGGTATTTCATCTAACGTTACGTCCGTAGCAAATAATTCAAGTAATATAAATGCCGTTCAAGGTAACGCAACAAATATAAATGCTGTAGCTGGAAACAATTCAAACATCACTGCTGTAGCTGGTAACGCATCAAATATAAATAGTGCAGTATCTAATGCTAGTAACATTAACTCTGCTGTATCTAATGCAAGCAATATAACTACAGTTGCTGGTTCTATATCAAATGTAAACACAACTGCTGGAAGTATCTCAAACGTTAACTCAGTAGCCAGCAATATGGCTAATGTAAATAACTTTGCAGATAGATACCAGATTGCATCCAACAACCCATCAACAGATGGTGGTGGTAATGCACTTGCTGCTGGACACTTATACTTCAACACTTCTGCTAATGAACTAAAAGTTTATAACGGTAGTTCTTGGCAAGGTGGTGTAACAGCTAGTGGTACTTTTGCAGCTACAACTGGTAACACATTTACTGGCGATAACCGATATAACGATAATGTAAAAGCTCTGTTTGGTACAGGGTCAGATTTTGAAATATTCCATAATGGCTCAGGTAGAAACATAATCGGTAATAATGCTACACAAATTCGTTTAATAACGGATACTTTAAGAATGGCAACTTATACTGGCGATGAAATCTATTTACTGGGAGATCTTAATGGATCAGTAGACCTCTACTACGACAACAGTAAAAAGCTTGAGACTACTTCAACAGGTATAGATGTTACAGGCAGAATATTTGGAGACACAATAAGTCTTGGTAGTACTGGAACTAGCTTTGACGCATTATTCCAATTTTCAAATAACACAGCTTATTCTGCAACTGGTACAAATGCAGAGGTAGCTATTGGAAATGCTAATAGTTCTGCTGCAACAAACTCTACTGGAATCCATATGTTTACTGATGGAAACGGTAGAGGAATTGTAAACTTAAATGCTTGTAATAACTCAACAAATTCTTCTGCTGATTTTGTAGTACAGACAAGACATTCTGGAACACTTGGAGAAAGATTACGAATTACGTCTGACGGCAACATACGAATACCAGCAGATAACAAGAAACTACAAATAGGTGCTGGTCAAGATCTTGAGATATTTCACGATGGAAGCGATAGCAAAATTGTTGATGCTGGTACAGGAGTATTAATATTACAAAGTAACGAGACTAAAATTATTAATAGTGGAAATAGTGAAACTATTGCAAGATTTATAGAAAATGGAGAAACATCGCTATGGTACGACAACAGTAAAAAGTTTGAGACTACTTCAACTGGAGCGAAAGTAACAGGAAATTTAAATTTAGACGATGCTAGTATTTATATTGGTTTGAGTTCAGATTTAAGATTACACCATGACGGAACAAATAGTGCAATAGTAAATTCTACTGGTAATTTATATATTAATGCGACAACTCACGAAGTTGGTGCGAAAATAGTAGCAAACGGAGCCGTAGAACTATACTATAACAACAGTAAAACATTTGAAACTAGAAATGCTGGATGTACAATTACAGGAGGTTTAACCTGTGGAGGTGCTACATTTAGTGGTGCTGTCAACTTACCTGATAATTATGTATTTTCATTAGGAACTTCAAATGATTTACAGTTATATCATAATGGCAGTAATTCCTACATCAGTAATCGTGGTGCTGGTGTATTAGTAATAGAAGCAGACACAGGGGAAAATGGTATTGTACTTACCCAAAATGGTGCTGTAGACCTTTACTACGACCACAGTAAAAAGCTTGAGACTACAAGTGGTGGAGTATTAGTACAAGGTGGATATTTTTTTGATACTGATAATTATATAACTTGCAATAACACATCCAATACAATGGAGTTTGTAATTGGTGATGCTAATGTTGCTGAGTTTAATAGTACTGCTTTACACTTCGCGGATAGTAAAGAGGCAAGATTTGGTGCTGGCAACGATCTACGAATTTATCACAATGGATCTGGTTCTTATATTTCAGATGTTGGAACTGGTAGCTTATATATTCAAGGTGAAAATTTAATACTAGAAAATACTTCTGGAACTAATTACTTTGCTGGTGTATCAGGAGCAGAAGCAATCCTATATCATAATGGCAATACAAAGTTTGAGACTAAAAGTTTTGGAGCTCAAGTTACAGGAGAACTATACTCTGATGGTTTAAGAACTGGAGATAATGAGAAGCTACAACTTGGTGATGGTCAAGACCTACAAATTT